AGCACATCGAGAACAAAAACATTTACCGTGTTATAAATCGCCATAGCTAATAAGCCTCATTCCGTATCTGTAAGTTTCCAAATTTACTCACGCCACCTAGAGCGCTAAACACGCCTGAGTCGAGTCGGACCAAAATTGTCATGTGACCAGTCAGTGCCGCGCCTGCGTAAGCGATGCCGTCCACTGTCACGCTGTTTACATTAGCCCCAAGCACCAACACGTTACTGCCGTTGGTAGTCAGGATAGATACACTGCCATCCATAATTGTTTGAGCGCCCGCCACATAAGCCACCTCGACCTCGATTTCGGCGTTCTCTATCACAATGTCAGGGATAGTGACCACGCCGCTTGCCACCGTTGCGTTGTTCAAAGGGCTTGTGTCGAGATATCGCAGATTGCGTATCCACCCATCGTGATAACCCGCTCCCACTCTGGCAAATTCGGTGATGGGTTGGGCTGGTGCCACGATATTACCATCTTCATTATCAGTAGAATACGTGATCACAGTGGGGTATATAGCGGGGTCCCCTAACGCGGAGTAAGCCGCGTGGGTAGCGTACATGTTGGACCCATTGAAGAAATAACGGAGGCCACTACCCCCAGCGTAGTCCACGATGGAACGCACGATAGATCGAACAATAGACCTAATAATAGGTCTCGTATTAGACATTCCCTATGTCCTCATCCTCGCCACATTAGCAATGAAGTCAGCCCCTGCCCCAGTAACCACCCCTAACAATCGAGTGCCATAGCCGCAGCCCACAATCACACTGGCGTCAGCTGTCAGCAGTGTATCAGGGTCTGTGTATGCTTGGAAGGTACCTGTCGAATCCCTAAACCCGAGTTGTAGTGATCCAGTGCCGGATACGGTGATATGTTGCTCACCAGTGTCTGACAGTCCTAAGTCATGCTCACCATCGGCAAGCGGTCCAAAACGATTCATAATCTATACCTTTAATTGAGCCCCATTTAACTTCATCCACAGGCTGGGGAATGACCTGCGCAATAGGTGAGTATCCGCACACTCACCCCGGATTCTACGCTGCCTTGACGCACTCCAGCAACTGTTCAACCATACTCTTCTGTTTCGCCTGTTGTTCAAAAGCTCTACCCGTATCCACCTGCTCGTTGACCAGACGACCCAACGCGTTCTTCACGCCTGGGCTGATGTCGAAATTTTCTTGATCCTCGCCGAGCACCGCATCTATCGCTTGACTTGGGTAATCGAACCCCATCCAATCATCATTGTTGATAGCCTTAACGAGCTGTTGATAGCGAGGGCTGATTTGACCCAGCGATTCCATCACCTCGTCAGTCGTAGCGTTCTCAGGGAACACGTCCAGAAAGGCGTCTCTCGCTTGATCGTACACTAGCGACGCATCTTTGTAGGCAGGTGGCTCCTGCGACATCACCACCGCGTCAGCCGCTGCAGGGGTGCCCTGAGGACCTTCCACAGTGAGGCCCATGCGATCGAACACCTCTTGTGGGGTTATGCCGAAGCGCTGCGCCTGGATGGCAGCAACCGCTGGGTAAAGCTGTGCGGACAGTCGTGACTCGCTTTGGGTGAGTCGTCCGGTCGCCACGAGTTGATCGCGTATATCCTCGAAGATGGAATCCGCTTCGGTCTTGATGTCAGCATTGGCTTGAGCGCGCTCAAGTAAACGGCGAACAGTCATGTTGCCACCGTTCTCGATCTCGAGAGCACTGAGCTGATCGGCACCCATTTTCATATGAGGGCGTAAGATCTCCATCAGCGCCTCATCTTGGGCAATCTCAGCCATGAACGTGTCCATGGGGATTTCCAGATCGCCACCAAGGCCATCCATCTGCTCGACCAGGAACTGTGGGATCTCTTCCAGTTGTTCAATGATGTCGCTGGGTAGGAACACCGATTGCTCGGAGCCCGCACCTGCGAGGAATTTCTTGTACACGTCCTGTGATCGAGGGTTGACCTTGCTCTCTTGTGCCAGGGTGATCAATCCGTCCAAACGTTCCTGCTCAGCCTCGCTGATCGCCAGTGCCTGAGCGTCTTTGACCAGCCCGGTCGCGACCGGGTCACGGTCACGATTTAGTAATTTGTTGGCAGTATGGACCACACTGGTCTGCACACTCGTACCGACAGCGGTGGCGATCGCTGTCTGTAGCGCAGCGTTGGGTCGTTCTGCCAGATACTCACTAAACGGTTTGTCTGCATTTTCGGGCAGCATCACCCAATCGTTGAGATCTTGGAATAACGTGGCGACCTGCTCCGTAGGGAGTTCGGTCAACAGCTGATCTCGCATCGTCTTGACGAAACCTGAGCCCTCAGCCAGATCACCCAACAGTTTGTTCATTGGGATTTTTTCAGTGACGTATTCAATCCCACCCTGGACGACACCGTATGGCAATGCGTTCTCCACATCCAGACCTTGTGCGCGTCCTTCTGTGTAACTTAAACCCCCCGCCTGTCCGGCCATTGGGAGCAGGGCAGCACCCTTAGTCGCTGCCATCAGTGTCATAAAGTTAACCGCACTTCTCACGCCGCTGACAGCTGAGCCGGCCATCTCGTTCTCTATTTCAGGGAACACTTCGTCAGCTTTGTCCTTGCCGGACTCAGCGACGCGGCGGAAAAACTCCGCAAATTTTGGGGCCTGTTGAATATCACCGAATGCTTGGAGACCGCCGGCCAACCCTGTACCAATGTCGAGCACGCCTGCGTGGGCGACACCGAGGATGTCATCCAGTAGAGATGGAGCCATTGCGCTTTCGGTCTTGGTCAAGTTTTCAATATCATCGTGAACAACAGCCGCTGTGTCAGGGTTGTTGATCAGATCCAACACATTGGGTCCCATCTCACTCTCGGGGACATCACGCACTTGCTCCAAACGTTGGAACTCGTCAAGGTGTGTGTCGACCGACTGGGTGGGCAATTCGTTACGTGTGGCAATGTCGAGCACCTTAGCGCTGCGATCAGGGTCCTTACGTGTGGCAATATCCAACGACAGCGAGGTGTCAACCCGCTGGGGTCCCACAGGGGCGAGGAGTTCTTCTTCTTCGCTACTCAGCGGCATTGCGTCTCTCCGATATCATCTGCACGGCTCGAATCCATTCTTCTTGTGTGGGGTTGCGACCGTCGAAATGGTCATCAACATCCTCAACAACCGTTTGTATTGAAGGCTCCTTGCGTCCACGCAACGTGTCGATGTACGCTTGATTTTTCACGATGATTTCAAAGTCGTGCCGATCACCTGACATGCCTTGGCCTGCCATATATGACTGGGCGTTGTTGAATGATTCCCCGTAGTCCGCCTTTAGCTCCACCATGTGGATCTGACGAAGGGAGTCAGCGCGAAGCTCAGCATCCTCAACCTCATACACTGGAGCATCGCTGTCCCATAACAGGTCCCAACCACCATCGGGGTTGACCACAGGTTGGGTGCGACGGGTAACTTCTTTCTCTATCTCAACTTGGGTGGGCTGCTTGCCGTAGGCTGTAACGAACTCATTGCGCCAGTTGTTGATCCGAGGTAGTAGCTTAATGCGACCCGCTTTTGACTTGTCGTCAGTGCCTGGGACCAGACCGGCGATGATCTGTTGATCACTCACGCTGCTGGGCGCTTGGCCTTCTGCAGCAGAGTCGGAAAATTTCTTACGATCGGTGTCCGTCAGGTTAGACCCGAAATTGGAGATGTACATTTCCAGACCACGCCAGTCACCATTTGCGGCAAGTGACGTGGCCGTGTCATAGGAACCAGGGTCACTGCTCTTTCTGGGGGTGGTCTTATTCGCATCCAACGCGCGGAGATTGCCACGCATTGTCGGTGTGAGTTTTGACAAGTTGGGTTGGCTGATTTGATCGTATCTCCCACCATCTTCAATGCCCATCGCCAGTGTGTTGTAGTCAGCAATGCGGGTTTCATCCACAGCGGCATCGTACTGAGATTTCTCAGAGTTATACCGAGTCTCAGCGGCGAGCCGTTCCTTGGGGTCCTTTATCGCGTCAATGACATCCATGTTTACGGCGCGGGTTTGTGTCATATCAAGCGCGTCAACCGTAGCGATCGACTTGAGTTTGACAGTCTCGACCTTGGCATCACGTTCCATTTTGACGATGACATCTGGGTCCAAGTTCTGAGCCCATGGTTGGGACAATGCTTCGAGCCTGTCTTCCGGCTCCATCATATTGAGCCGACCCTCGGCTACGCTGTTGCGCATCGCGGACTTCTGGTTCTGGGCTTCCGAGGCGGTCAGGTAGTTCTGAGCCACTGCAGATTCCAAACGATTTTCGTACAGTGTGAGAATACCACCAGCGTCTCCTTTGAGAGCCGCTTTGCGGGCCTCATCACCCATCGCATCGATCTCGGCACGACCTGCGTCACGCTCCTTGACCCATGCCACTTTACCAACGTGATTGCGGGTCCTTGTGATATAGAGTTCTGATTCGTTGTCGTACTGGGCGCGCAGTTCAGGGTCACCGATCATCGCACCGATCTCACCACGGGCCTTGCTCACACTCTCATCCGAACGTGTTCGAATGGTGGTGTGGTCAGGGTCCTGGTCGTAAGCCCCTTTTTCATTCTCCAGCGCAACGCTAAGTTTCAACATGGCGTCGTCGTATTGGGCAACGCCATCAGCATCCTGCTTGGCTTGTATCTCGGCACCGGCTTGACCTATGGCCTGCCCCATGGCACCCAACCCATTGTCGACAACCGGCATCCCAATGACACGCTGTTGTCCGCTAGGTTGAGTACGACCGATGTCAGTGGCGTTAGGTATAATTGGCATTAGCTGTTCCCGTACACTTTGCTGGCACCGTCCATCACGGTGCTCACGGCTCGAAGTCGACTGGCATTCTTAGCCTGCTTGCCGGTAAATTTATCCATGTCCGCTTGCATGTTTTGACTGTCAGAGCGTAGTCCACCCTCATAGATCGCTGCCAACGCGTTATAGTCCGTCACAGCGTCGATGTCGGTCAATGTTGTGATAGCACCAACGTCATCCGTAACCCCACCACTTGCCGCCATAGCCGCAGCAGCGTCTGATTTAGTCTGGTCACCCTGTCGTTGGATCTCATTGGCGTTGCGAATTCCCTCGGCACTCGATGCCTTGGCGTTGCGTTTATTCTGGCGCGCTGTGAATTTCCCAGAAGCCTCGGCAGCATTGCCTTTACCTATTTCACCAAGGGCTGTCATGCCCGTGGATGCTACCACTGCCATTGTTATCGGGTCGGCCATTGGAACACCTCCCCACCGCGTGTGCTGGCAAGCCATTGAAAACCAACGTGTTCTAAAAATCTAAAGGCTGTGGGCTCATCTTCATCGGCCACAGCGTAGACGGGCACAGTTGAGTTTACCATGAGGGCGGTGACCCATCGGGCCATCTTAATGATTGTTTTTGGTGATCTCTTCAGTCCTGGTTTGATGTCGGCAAAACACATGCGAGGGTCACTATGACGCAGCCCAGCAATGCCCATCAACTCACCGTTGCACTCAGCAGCGATGGCCCTGACGGTCTCGGGGAATGTCTGTCCTGACATCTCAATAATGTCGTCCCGTGTGGCTGGTCGCAAGATCATTCCGCATCGTCCTCAGTGACTACACCGTAGCTTATGGCGAGTATTGTAGCGGGTCCAGTGAGCCGCATACAAATCCTTGAGTCAACATCCGCATTTCCATTGAAGGCAAACGGTCGCTCATCGTACTCAGTAACCAACTCATCGGTGGGTAGGACCGTGCCGAATTCAACTTCAGGCATGATCTCGAGGTTGTCAAAATCAGGACCTGTGATGACAGCTCCCGGCCAATAATCCTCCATCGCCAGCTGGAAATCCACAATGCGTTTGACCTTACCAATAACGCGGGATGCCCCGGATGCTGTCGCCCAGTAGGAGGCGAGCTTGTTTGATTTGTAGTTACCCTCGTAGAACAACCCGGCGATGACAGTAGTAAATCCAGCCTCGATGGTAATTTGACCACCCGCCACCAAATATGCACCGAAGATGGGACCGGGTCTCAGTTTTCCGTCAGCCCACACGAGAACACCTTTCCCCTCAAGGTGGCCCAACCCCGTCAGGGTGGTTCCAGGGCTTGTGTACTGAACTGCACTGTCGTAATGCTCATCCGTCATCGCTCCCAGTTGGGAGAATTTTTCAAGGTAGAGTGTGCCCTGACGCTCAACGGTGAAGTACACCTGATCCTCAGCAGGTCCTGGTAGCACCACGACGTCCTTGAACAGACCGTCTGTAGTGATTCGGCTCCATGCGGCCACATCCTCGGCAGGATCCTCAAGGCGCACTCTCATGGTGCCGTCAGTCAGCACGGCATACACCCTGGTCTCAGGCTGTCGAGCCGCAGCCATGCGTACGATGCCGGGCAAGCAAATGCGAGGGTTAAGGGTGGTCAGATCCAGTGTAGATTGGGAGTCATTGTCGGCAACATACCCTGTGTCCATGATTTTGACACCAGACCGTTGGACAAATAAAAGCTGGTCATCGACCTTGAGAGGTTCGATGGGGGCGACACCTTGGGTGGATCCAGACTTGAGATTGCAATTGGACTGGGATAGCACAGTCCCAAATGAGCTTGATCGAACGCTGATCTCATCACTGGCGACCCCCATGATAAGACGGGTGCTAGGTGCCAGCCAATCGATACGATCCACGGGACCGAACCCAATGGTTTTGCGTATGGCCTTAGAGTCACCCTCAAGTTCAGAGTCGAACGATGAGTATTCATCACTCACAGATCCGTATAATTTATTGATCCCAGCCCACCACAGTCGACCTTCGTACAGTGCCACGGCGCTGGGGTGTTTTCCGTCGTTGCCCCACTCCATGAAGTACCAGTCCTTGGTCTCATCATAATCACCCATGGCGTCAAGCACCTGGACGTTAGCAACTGTTGAGCTGACCACTTCGAGAATGCGCGCGACGCCATCTATGCTACCGGACTCGTAAGTCAGCTGCATGAATACAGTGCCACTGGTGTAATCACCAGCCTCGATCCACAATCGATAGAACAAGATGTTGTTGTCCAACTCATCGTTGTAGGTCTTATTGACGGAGTTGCTATAGCTCTCAACGTCTTCCCACGAATTGTTGTCGACACTGCGCTGGAGCGTGATTGTGGACACTCCACCACTTGCCTCAACCTTAAATTTTCGAACTGGTCCAACCCCTACCACACGGATTCCATCGGTGCCGGCGTTCTCGTTGGTGACATCGTTGGTGACGATCTGGCTGGAGCTGGTTAGCTTCAACAATCGACCCACGTCGGTGGATTTGAATAGCTTCTCGCTCGCTGTGATCACCGCATCGCCGTTGAGTACATCGCTGGCAAGGGTGATCTCGGTGTTGTTAATCAGCCCGAAAGGCCCATCATTCACCCTGTAATCAACCACACTCCATGATTTCTTACCACGGCGTTCTATCTTGAACTGTCGGGTGCTACTGGTGGCAACGAAAAGTACGTCAGCACTGTGGGCATTACGAATGCTGGGAAGCTCGGCAATGGTGTCGGACAGCGGTAGCTCAAGGGTCGCCCCGGTGCCAATGCTGATTTGATCAATCGACGCCTTGTATTTCTTGTTGCTCGATACGGTAATGGTGGGCAGTGCCGCAGCGGGGGTGAAGTTGAGGAAGTGAGTCCCAGGTTCCAACGAACCATCGTATATCTCATCACTGTCAACCCCTGATTCACCGATGCGTATGGAGATCGGAGCGTCTGCAACGACCACCCGAATGCTGTGCTCTATTCCAATACCCACGCCACCAAAGGTCTGCCACAGTTTTGCTGAGCTGGTCTCAAACCCTGTCAATACGGCAGCACCTGCGACCCAGACCGCCGTACTACCATTGCCAGACGCATCGGTCCAGTTAGCAAGGTCGGTGTCAAAGAATTGATTCTGCAACGTCATGGTGCCAGTGGGTTGATCGACAAGTGTGTCGTCAACCCAGACAGTTACCTTGGTGCCCTCGAAGCTGAGGATGGCGAAATCATCGGTGCGCGCGATGAACGGCACTAGATAATTAGGACCAGCGATGGGCGCGATGAGCAGAGAGCCTGGGCGATATTGACAAGGACCCAGGCGGATCGGGAGAATATTCTCCATCAGCTCACAGGAGTTGGTGACCTTCTCGACATCATCACGGAGCAGGGCCCTACTATCCAGCTCGCCCCGGTTGAATTTGTTGGTGATACCACGACGCACTACGGTCTACCTCTGTACCCGCCCCTGAAGCGCGACGCTAACCAGTTACCTTGTTGGAGTTTGCGAGGGGGTGATTGCATCGCGTCCGTAGACATGGCGCTGCTCTTACGCTCCTCATAGACCGCAATCACGCGATCCTCGCGTTGTTGATCGACCAATGTCGGCGCTACATCCTTTGCCATTCGCGAGGCGACATAACGCCTGAAAAAGTCAGGCCAGACGCTAGGGTTGGTGAGGAAGTCGGTGCTGATGTAACTCACGTAAACCTCGGTGTACTCACAGAACCAGTGGCTCTGCTCGTCTTTGTACATCTCCAACGGACACCCCATGTACTCATCCGTGTAGATACCGTCCAATCGGTGAAGATCAGGGGGCTTGGGGATGGCGTAGCGTGGGCCAAATGATGGCTGCAGGCTAGGGTCATAGTTGATTTTCATGCCTTGGAACCCGAACTGCCAGCTCGTATCCTCCAAGATTTCAGCAACGAGACCTGAATCCAGGGTGCGATCAAGCTTGGCACGTCGGTCTGAGTCATCATCGTTGCGGGTAATTTCATCAAGTCCGAGGATCTGCAAGGCGTCGTTGTAGATTCGACGCCAGCTGTCGGTCATTGTGACCGTTGAATCGCTCGCCCTTGGTTTGGGTACTTTTGCAATCTCAAGGTCAATGGCGGTGTTGACACGCTCTTTGAACTTGGTCTCGATCAGATCGTAGTCGTCAGGACTCAGTCTGTTGACCGTCTCGCGCGCCAGATAGGCACCCATAACTCTGAAGAAGCTAGAGGACCATGTGTCGATCGAATACCCGTCTGACGTGTAACGCAGCCAGACAGTCTCGTAGTCGCACAGGAGTTGATCACCCTCAATGATGTAGCGGTTGATCTCCTGGTCCAGACGCGCATCGCTGAATGGCGACAGTATCGCCACGTAGTCAGCCGGCAAGGTGTGGGTGAAATTGAATGTCTGGGCTGCTGTGCCCGGTGTCATCTTCTCTGTCTTGCTGGCGAAGTTCGGTTTTACGATCTCCAAGCAAGTGCGGATGGCCTCACGGTTGTAAGCACCGTCCAGTCGGTAGCGGGGCTCTCGTTCCTCTGTGAGCGATGCGAGTTGCCGCTGACCTAACAGCAGCAGCGCGTCGTTGTAGAGGTCGAGTTGGTCCATTACGCAGCCAGAGCCTTCATGTAATCCTCAAGCTCCGTGTAGGCCTGCTTCTTGTTGGGAATTTTCTCAATGACATTCTCGCCTGTCTCACGCTTGACGATACAAAAGCCCAACTGACCACGCTGCTTAACGAAGTAGGGAGCATTCTCTTCGTCGATCTGATCAGCGTCAACAGCCTCGAACGTAGTGAATTCAGTGATCCGCACACGGATATCGCTGCCGTTGCGGTAGGTGATGTACAGTCGTCCCATGAATGAGTCGTCCTCGGCGCGCACTCGGATCTCATCCCCAGGCTTCAACGAAGCGGAGACGTGGGTCCATGATGCGGGGTCGAGAAGGTCGTCAGGACTTGCGCTCGCAGGCACAATAGCCTCGAACATGTTGTATTTGTGTTGGGCTAACCCAAAGTCGGAAGTTTTGATCTTCATTGCGTGAATCTCCAGATGATGGAAAACCCACGCCTTTCGGGGCGTGGGTAATCATGGGGTTACTAGATCGCTGTGGTAGAAGCCGCTCCACCGGCAACCACTGCGGAGACGAACGCCAGCGTGACAAGCGGTGCGTCGTTGTCGAATATCTCAACAATGTCGCCCACCTCCATGCCGAGGTCTGACCCGTTAGCGAAATAGCTAGCGGCGTTCACTGCAGCTGCGTTGTCAACAGACGCGTAGCTCCAGGTTGAACCACCACCATTTGAACCCACGCGCTGAGTCTTCAGCGCAGGGGGATTACTTTCGGCATATGCCATGGTCTATGCTCCCTTAGGACAGAGCAGAGTCGTCGTGTGTCATCAAGATCACACCCGAGTTCTGCAAAAGTTTAGAGCCCATGTAAGTCGAGCAACGAGCCCAAGACTTGTCGTTCTTCTCATCATAGCCTACGTGAGTGCTCAATCCCTCAGTATCACAAGCATGGCCAATAGCCTTCTTGTTGTACATGAAGCAATCAGCGGTTGCTGTTCCGACACCGGGCAAGCCCGCATCAACGATCCAGTTAACACCGTACCAGTTGAAAGCAAGAGATTTACTCACGTTCTCGAAAGGTGACAGTTGGATGTAGTCTGCAGAAGCAAACTCTTTAATGCCCATCAGGTAGCCTTGGAAGGCAGGTGTGATCAACGCGAAAATGTCGTCCTCACCGGTTACTGACGCTGCAAAAGCGTTGGCCAGCTTGGTCTTGGCAGTCGTAATTCGAAGCAAATTGGCAATAGCCGCCGCGCCCCAAGTGTTCGTGCCAGTCAGCAAAGCTGTGTGGATGTCGTTATCAACCTTTCGATTGATCACGGCCATGCTAGTTTCCTGCATGATGCGTCGACCGTCACCCTGAGATGCGTACAAGTTAAAGTTAGTACGTTCAGGAACGTCGTGCCACTCTTTGAGTGTAGCAACGTATTGGTTGAGGTTATCGGGACGTGTGGGAATGTCGCCATTCACACCGCGAGTTGTTGCTGTTGCACCACCGGAGTCAGCAACCAGGAAGGTCGCTTCATTTCCATTGATCTCAGTTTCTGTAGTAACGGTTCGACGCGCTAGCGACTGACGTTTCTCAAAACCGGCAATGAACTCCTGACGATACATCGTTTGAAAAGCAGAATCGCTCATCGGATGTTCTCCAAAAAAGTTAAGGTTAAAGTTAACTGCTTCTCAGAGTTGGCCGTTTGATGCGTCTGTCGGGTTGGCCACTTACGTGGGGCCGCTCGACATCGTCAGGGGTCGTTGAGCTGTTGTGACTGAATTTATATCAAACCACAACAGCGAGTGCAAGGGTTAATTTGCAGGAGGGGAGTCATTACCACCGACCGACACAGGGTCAACGCCACTCAATGCCGCATCGTCGGCCGCATCGTCAAGTATTTGCTGTTCTTCGAGAGTGATATACTCGGACAGCTCACCAACCGCGTAGTCCTCAGGCAGTCCCAGCCCATCCAACACCAGCTGAGCCGCTTCTGGGTCCTCAAACAACCGAGGCGTTGACTCTCCGATCAACCCATCTTCCTGCACTGAAACATTGGCCACAACGTCGGTTATGATCCAACCGAGCACCTTCTTGACCATTGATCCCGTTTGATCACCCTCGGGGGCAGCAGGATCGACTGCTATAATACCATCCCCCACATGTGGTATGACCTCTACCTCGGTTACATCAGGTTGCCCCACAGGGTCCGGCACCTCGTAGTCGTCCAAGTGCTTGGCTCCCATCACCCTGTAAACACCGTTGACCCGGTAGATGGCGTCACCCATCTTGGGCATGTTCTGGGCGATCCATGCGTCACCGACCTTGATCTCGTCACCATCGTCAGTCACCACACATTGCCCTGCAAACGCGACGATGATGGCCGCGTTGAGTCCTGCTATCTGTCTGAATTCCCTCAAGTTATTTCTCCTTCATTTGATTTTGAGCGTCAATAAGACTCTGGTATCTAGCCTGAGCCTCAGCGTCTTTGTGCCAACCCGGTTCGCCCATACGGGCCTCGAGCGCCTTGATCTCATCACCGATCGCCTGGACCGGGTTGTTAGCGTTGGGGACCACCGTGCCGGCAGGGTTGAGCTTGCGGGCTATGTCACCGAAGTAGACCATTGCCTCGGGTGAGTTGAACAAAGCACGACCATCGGCCATACGGGCACCTAGGAAGTCCTCACGTATCGACTCAGGCATTCCATTAAACATACCCCGTACGAGGTTGACGTTGGTAACTTTGTCAGTACCCCACGCCTCAGTGAGCTTGGCATCGGTCTGTTGCTTGTGGATACCATCATCCTGTTGGATGCTCTCCAGCTCAGCCTCACGGCCAGCCAAGAACGTATTGACCATGTTGGACATCACGCTATTGGGGACGTTGCCGTCGTGGCCCATCTTGTACACTTCGTCCAAAATGGCCTTATCATTGTCACCAATCACCAGCCCTTCAGCCAACTCGACCTTGTATTCACCGGCTTCAGTGGGGATATCGTTGGCCGCACGGTACTCAGTCAGCTGCTCAGGTGTGGGATTCTCGCCCAACCCTGTACTGATCTGACCATTGCGGATCTTCTCCTGGGCCTCAACGTAGTTCTTGAGCAACGTGCCCTCATCGACCACGCGCTCCAACATACCACTCGCCTTGGTGGCAGCATCGCCCTCAAAGCCAGCAGCCGTGACCATGCGCGATCTCCAGCTGTCAGCCGGTGCCGGTGGGTCTCCTGCAGGTGGATCGCCGGCCGGCGGTGTACCACCATCAGCGGGAGGTGTTGCAGGCGGAGCGTCTGCAGGCGGAGCGCCACCATCAGCGGGAGGTGTGACTATGGTATCAGGTGGTGGCGCTCCGCCTGCAGGGGCAGGGTCGGGGTCTTGGAGCATCGCCCTAAGTAAGTCTCTCATGTGCGGTTAATCCTCTTTGATTGCTGTATTGATTGCTTTGGTTATCTGCTGCCCAACGAAGCCTCTGCCTGTCAGGAATGCGGATTGGTCGAACGAGCCTGGGATATACCCCAGATCGAACGCGCGGGAGAATTTCTTGACGATCACCTCCAGTGCTAGTGTTTGTTGGTGGGGCTCAGCTTCACCTTTGGCTACGGCCTTGATGGCCACATGTTCAGCCTTGGTTAGCGGTGGTACGTCGAACGCAACGCCTGGGGATTCTTTACGCGACATTCTCTAGTGCCCCGCTCTCAACCGCAGTCTGTGCGGCCTGCTTCAACTTGGCCTCCTGTACTTGGGCAGGGTCATTCAACCATGTCCCAGGTGCTCCGATACCGTCGATGGCGTCACGTACAGCGCCTGCGAAGTTGACCTCAGCGGCCACAGATGGATCGAATTGAACAGCCTCAGCGAGTGTCTGACTCATCATGCTAAATCGTGTGGCTTTCTGTTCCTCCTCCGTCGCGGACAATGGGCTCTCGAACTTAAACTCCACCTCACTGCTGCGTAGGGATTTGGGGATATCGTACGGTGACCCAAGGAACCCAGCCTGCATGGCAACTTGGAAAGACACCTCGCAAATGGCACCACTATATTCCGCCTCGATAGGGGCGAACAGAGGCAGCGCCTCACGTCGATACTGCTTCTGCAGCTGAGCAACCTCGTAGGCGGTGCGTTGATGGTTGACCTCTGGGAGTCGCAGTTTGTTCAGGTAGAATGCGCTGTTGAGCACTTCAATGGTGTTGGCCCGCATCTCAAGTCCGATGGGGAATCCCCCTCGATCCTGTGGCAGTGTTCGCAACGATGCGCCGAGACGCTCGTCGTATTCGTCGTCAACCCACGTAATGCCGTCAGGTGTGAGGTTAACATCGCCTCGAATGACCTTTTGGGTCGCGATGATGGGCGGTCGTGCATAGCGCTCCCCTGCTTCCATGAGGGTGTGAGTCATCGCCTGGAGGCATCGAGCGTCAGGCAGTCCGACCACAGTGGCAGGGCTGTACGCGTAGGGCGCACCAGCGATAGTCTGAAAACGTGGGATGACGTATTGATTGTGGTTCATCCCCACTTCTTCCATGATTTTGTTGTTGTCCAGATCGAAGAAGATGCTCACCCACTCGTAGCTCGCCTCGATCTCATCATCCCGGTACATCACGCTGGGGATGACCATGTGGCGTACGTTGATCTCTTTGAATGGATTTTTGGTGACGTCCTTGAGTACATGCTCATCGCACTTATCACCAAAGGTGTCAACGAGTTGGCGTTGGGTGGGCTTCCACTTTCTGCAGACACCACCAACCTGACCGTTCTCGTCGTCAAACCATGCCACGTCTCGCATGTGCCAGCATCGATAGAGCAGACCATCCGCCTTGCGGTTCAGCTCAACGCTGATCACACACTGGCCGAACGCAATGTAATCGTGGTCACCCTCTCGAGTGGCCCGGACAAAACCCGCCTTGCGGCTGTACATCAGACGTCGTAAGTCTCGAGTCTTCTCATCGAGCCATACTTGCCCGAGGTAATCCGGGTTGCCTTGGATGCCCATGTTGTACCAATCGCCGTCACGCAGCATCGAGCTGAGCGAGTTGCCCAGGTCACGTCGTACGAGCAATGGGTATGAATCAAGCAGGTTATCCGCCAGCTCGGAGCCGACGTTACGTGTGTTGGTGAAGTCAGCTCGTTCCGGGTAGAAGTGATCCGCTATCGTCTGCCACAGTGACGTGACGGGATAGTGATCCTTGAATATTTGAGCCGCGAAATCTCGCAGCTCGTTGATGTCCTGCTTAGCCATCATGTGGGACAACCTCTTGTTCGGGGTTGATGAACTCGCCAATGAACATGCGCCGCCACTCTTTGGTGCTCATCTTCTCGAGCGTTTTGAGATAGTCATTGTGTAGGTCCGACGTCTCGTCGAGCCAAAACACTTCAATCTCCTCGCTGCTGTAAGCTTCGTCCTGCTTAGCCAAGTGTGCCGCTCCCGTCTGTCATTACTGTGCTGGTGCGACCGGATCGTTTCTTACGCTGCAGTCGTCGCGATTCAGCCTTGGCTTCCATCTCTGGGTCCGGGGCTGTCTTGGGTTTGGGTAGCTTTGGCGCTTTCGGATCAAGGTCGATGGCACCGAATGTGCTGACCTTGACCGCCTTGCTGATGATCTTGCTCATATCAGGTCAACATGGTGCTCTTACGAGCATCACGCCTCGGTTGGGTGGTTTGCTTACGAGTAGGTCGCTGGGTCGCTATCTCAGGCTCCTCGACAGTGTCGTCGTCCTCATCGTCGTCCATGCCCATGATCGTGCCCAGGGCACCCATCTTAAATAGTTTTTTCAGATCGCTCATAGTTCACCTCAGTATTTGTGTGGAGATTATCGTCGTTGCTGGCTTCTGTCAAACCGGGACGACGAGCGTGACTGCGTGTTGACGTTGGGTGGTCGCCAAACTTCCTTGTTGGAGTTGGTGATCTTAGGGAATAGCTCCGTGATGCCCCACACCAGTGCGTCCAGTCGATCCGGTGACTTGAGACCCACGTAACCGCTCAGGTTCATCGAACACATCTGGTCCTCAAGCTCACTGAAGTAACCAACGTGGTAGACCTTTCCCTGTTCATACAATGCGGCCACCGGCTCGGCTCGTACCACTTTACCCCTGCTGGCATTGACCTCACGGTACGGGATGTCCGGGTTGACGGCATGGACGATAGCCCGAACCATGTCACCCCCAAAGTTCTTCTCACCGATGACCCGGTCAGCACTGTGGCGACTGAAAGCCTCGGAGACGACGGTGCCCCAGCTCTCCGGGCTGTATCGACCGGACAGATCCTCGAGCACGTAAGCCTTGCTGTCCTTACCCAAAGCGACGACAACGATGCCGATCTCATCGCTTCTGAAGTCCTCAGGACCCGCGCAACCACTGGGGTCGACAGCCACTACAATACGCAGGAACTCAGGGATCTCGTCGCCACCGAGCGCACGTTGTTGGTGAAGCAGCTCATCCGTCCACAGTGCCCCATCGGCATCGTCAGCGAACTGTCCCAGCAAGAACCGATTGCGCTCTTTGGTGGGCATCGACTCAAGTAATCGAATGTAGCCTTTGTCCAGGTTCTGCGTGTTGTCCGCTGGGTTGATCAGGTAGAACCCATAGTCGTATGGGTGCTCAACCGCCATCTTGCTGAACGGATCGCGTTTCATGACGAACCGTTGGTAAGTCCAGTGACGCTTGGACGGTGGGTTGAAGTCGGTGAAGCTCTTGAGTTTGAGGTTCTGGGTCTTCTGTGCGAGTCGAGTCAAGGCCAACAGCATGGACTGATAGGGTATCTGGCTGGCCTCGTTGAAGAAGATGGTCGCAAACTCCATGCCAAGAATTTTCTCAACACGCTCCTTGTCGTCCAGGCCACCGAACCAGATCTCGCTACCATTGGGCAACGTCATGTACCAGTCGGTCTTGTTCATCATGCTGTCGGAGCTGGGCATCTCGGGGAAGCACAGTTTCATGACCTTGGGCAACGTGTCGTTGATGACCGAGGCTTTGACGCTGTTGAACCGGAAGCGGAAGACGACGTGTCGACTGTTGGGCTCCCGTATCGCCCTGAGAATGACCTGTCGCATCAACAGGAACGTCTTACCGGACCGACTGCCGCCACCAAGGGCGATGTGGACAGCTTCGGAGATCAGTACATCCCGCGCCTTGTCTTGCGCGGGGGTGATTGTGAATTGGTCAATGTTGGCGGCTGCTGTCACGCCTGGACGTCCTTCGAATCCATGATGACGGTGATCTCTCCCGACCCTGCCTTCTGGTGATCGTTGAAGGTGTTGAAGGCCTTACCGAGGCTGTCGAGTGCTCCCTTCTTGGTCGCCATCTTGATCTTGGTGATGTTACCGGTGATGGGGCACAGGTCGATGCCCTCCATTGCGGCCCGTGTCTCAGGTGGGATGTCGTGGATGTCCCTGAATTCGGTAGTACCAGGATGGTACAAGTCGGCTAGGTCGTACGTCCCCAGCTTGGACAACTCTTCGATCACCCGTTGTGAGTCGACCTTTAGCTCGTGATAGCACTCGTGTTCCAGTTGGGCGATGCGGATCTGAATGTCAAGTTGGTCGAACAATCGTTTGGCGTTGGACGCATTGGGTGAGTACCCGGCCCGATCGTACGCCGCCGCCACGCAGTGGTCGATAATGTACTCGCGACAGAACCGTTCGAAGTTCCGATTCCTCAATGTCAGTGGTGTGATCTCAATCATCAGGTGGCGTCCATCCCAATTCTATCAGCTTCGCTCGAATGTCATGATCAATGGCAGCTGGTGACACATCGTACACAATGGCGCCCGCCAATAGCCCACGGAGCGTATCTATCGTAGCCCGTGCGGTGGACAACCTCTCATCACATATCTCAAACGCTTTTATCGCATCAACCATCGCTCTATCTCCCAAATCGTCAATCACCGTAATTTACCACAATAGCGGTGATTAGCAAATGTCCCGTGTCTACAGTGACGCCAGTGTCTAACGGGACCATCATGGATAGGGCGCTCCATTGATAGTGCCTGCAAACATTGCTTTTGAAACGCCCATTCTACGCGACGTCCCGTGTGTCCCGTCGTTTGAAAACCACACGGGACCCTTTAAACGCCCAGTACATGCACCTTTGCGGCAAAATGTCCCGTGTCCCGTCATTTTTTCCAATTCGCTGGCACTCTGGCACTACCACAGTCATCTCAACGCTGTATCTCTGTATCTCAGCATATCCTTCATTTCCACCGACTTGTATATTTAGACGGGACACGGGACATTTTCCCTAAGAAGCCCAGTACATGCGGTCTCAAGACGTCCCGTCCCCTTTTCAAACGCCGAACAACACGGGACGTCGCGTAGAATGGGCGTTTCAAATCTTATGTTAGTACTCGCTTACCTACCTCCCCAATAGACATAGATGTCCCGTCAGACGCCGCCGTCACCGTAGACACGGGACATTTTGCCCGAGATAGAGCAATTTCCAGAGTTCGCTATCTTTTCCAGAGTTCGCTATCTTTTCCAGAGTTCGCTATCTTTTCCTTGACAACGTGATGCCATCACGCTATAGTTCGTTCAAGTTAACCAACGGAGAGCCAGTTATGATAGACCTCACAATATACGGCGACCAGGAACTTTCGAAGCAGGTATTCAACGAGACGTATTTCTACTTCGAACGTAAGAACCGTCCCTACCTCATGGAACTGATTGCCGAGGAGTTCACCCACACACCTGAGCAGATGACGGTGTTGGTCGCGGACCTGGATGATGACGCTCAGATCGGCGAGAGCGGCTACGACAATGGGAGTCAATAGCAATGGGCAAATGGATAGAAGAAATCGCACAGGGATGTCGGGACTACTCTGTTGAGTACAATTGCAGCCTGTCTGACGCAGTTGATGATTGGGAAGGAGATGGTCCAAATGGTGGGTGGGGTTTGGACAGTGATGCAGATGCCATGGTGCGATCAGAATTGGGCATAGGTGATAAAATCCCTCTCGACTACGGCACCACCGCCAAGATGCTACCCGGCATTGTGACCGAGTACTTGCGCAACCCAACACCCCTCGCACTCATCCTCATCAACATGTCGTATGGTGAACAGGTGGTGCTCGATGAAATCAGGAGACAGTCATGAGGGACACCGACTCAGAACGCTCCAAACGATACACCGCCAAGCAGCGCGAGCGAGGTCTGGTGCCCGTAAAGGTGTGGGTCCCACCAGAATATCGGGAGGAAATCAAGCAAGTTGCTGCTGTTTACCGTGGAGATAAATCAAGATAGACTTGACTTCTCAAATCAGGCACTAGCCGACAAGGAAGCCCGGCCCATGCCGTTGGAAGACATTGAAGGTTTAAAATGGATAGGTGGAATTGTCACAACGATGGGTCTCGTTTGGAAGGGGTCCAATGTAATGTCCGGTATGCGTAGCGACATAGATTCCGCCCTCCAGGCCAACGAGGCCACCAACGCTCGTATCGACAAGATGGAACAGGCCACCCACGAACGATTCCTACGTCTCACCGACAGCCTCAACACCATGAGTTCCGACCTCAAATGCTCCGATCGTGCCGCTGTCAAACGTGGCGACGAGATCCGAAACCAACTCAATCAGTTATTACTGCGCGAAAAATGACCGTCGTCACCCATGCCAAGGAGAATCCCCTCATGTACATTGCATCCACAGTACTGGTGACCTTGCTCGGCGGTGGTACATTGGCCCTCAATCCTGGCACTGACGCAACAGCTGACACCCTCACTGACATGCAGGTCCAAATCGCTCAGATCAGCACCCAACAACAAATCGAATTTGATCGTCAGAATGCCATACACGACGCGCAGGACATCAAGGACATTCGATCCGACATGAAGTCCGTGAACCGGGAAATTAATCGTCTGCAGTCGTTGCCTACATACTTAGGACGCGAGCTGACGGTTGAAGAGGCGTGGAGCCTCGATCAACTCAAGATGGAATGGAAATCACTTCAAGAGGAACTCACCAATGGCTAAACTCAATCTAGCGGACCCGAAATTACCACCCAACTGGTCCTTCCCTTCAATGTTGTACAACTTCAAAACAGGCGGGTACGACTCCCGTGGCATGGTCTGGCGTGGAATGAAGCCTTGCACCAAGGACAACATCACTGCGCTACGTGCCGCACTGGGCCCTCGTGTCAAAGTGGATGGTAATAGCAAGCGTGGTCGCGCTAACCCTAAGTACAACACTTTCCGGTCTCGCAACGTCGGTAAGGGTCCGTACAAGCAGAGCATAAAACTGTGAGCACTCGCATAGCAGCGATCATCATGGTCGCAATGGTGTGGGCACTGATGGCCGGGTGTGCTGAGATCAACTCAATACGTTCAGGTATTGGCATGTACGGCCAGCAAGCGTCGGACGGTGCATTGCACGACAGCCTTTGGGCCATCTGCAAGGCCACTCCGGTCGGTGCCATCAAGCGTAAGTTTAACACGCTGGAAAAGCTCAGGCTGTACGACGCGTTGTGTTCCGACCAGGAGCTACTGACCGAAGCACAATGAGAGTCGTCCGATACAGTGGTGGGTATAAATACCAGATCAAAGGTGACTGGCACATTCAGACGCAGATCCGTGGGTTTGATATTCACACTGCTTTCATCCGGTTGACCAGGGAAGGTTTGATGACAGTCCGCAATGGTTACGCCTGCGATGGGCCCAGCGGACCTACCATCGACACCCCGTTGTTTAAGCTCGGGGCATTCACACACGACCCCCTCTATCAGTTGATCCGTGAGGGTCATTTACCTTTTGAGTACTGGCGTCGGTGTGATTACGAGCTTAAGAGTGCCGTTCTGAGGAAGTTAGAGGAAAAGCGAGATCATTCCACACGATGGCGCAAGCTTCGCTCTCAAGCGCACGAGAGAGCATGGGATGTGCGCTTGGTGTGGATCATGGCGGGTCTCAACGCCGCAGCCGGCACTGCCGCCAAGCCCAAGAACAAGAAAACCATCCACGAAATCTAACCCTACTCCCCTATATCAGTAGAGGCCAATACCCTTTCTGAGCTACGGAAGCTGTCAGGGTCATCCCATGCCATGCGAAACCCGCCTTCATAGACACGCTCATAATCACGACTCCGCTCTATCGAAGGTCTAGCCTCAAACCATTTATCCATTGCTTTGTTTAGCGCATATTCATACGCAATCATAAGCTCTTCGCTGCTCATTTCATTTCACCTTATGGTTAATAGGGGGCTACTTCAGCATCCAAAAACAATAGTCACCGTTATCTTTATTTCTGGCGGACATCACCTTTAGACTGCTTACTTGAAACAACTCAGCGGTATCACTGAAACTCAGCATGACCTGCTTGCCATTATTCGCCATGCACGTACCGATACACGGCCCTTTGTCTGTTTGGTGGTCCGTATAAAACTCTATTCGGTCGCCTTCTTTCATACTCTCTGCTGTAATCATTTCACTCTCCGGTTAGGCATTGTTTAGGGCTGCTTTGGCTACTCGGCGGCAGTTGTAATAGCCAAGTGTTGAGTCTGGATTATAAATTTTGGTCAATGCCTCCCGTAGCTTGGCGTTCTCTGCTCCAAGGTCAGATATGATATTGACCAACTTTTGCTTAGAGGCTCCTTGTCTCAGCTCCGCATTCTCTTCTTCAAGGCGCTCTATCTCGGTATCACCATCAGAGATGCACTGATTAGCCTCTGCATTCTCTGCTTCAAGGTTGGCTATCTGTTTGCGATACCCTGTCTCTGCGGCTTTGTAGCAGGCCAGTGTTAGCGGCGTAATTATTTCAAGTGTTTTACTCATCTATACAGCTCCTAGGTTGGGCAAAGCTCGCTGGTTTTCTCGCAGGTGGATAGCCCCTGAGCTACAGGCGGTGCACGTAAGTTGCTGATTTATATAGGCAGCGGGGGTAGGTGGATGTAGCTGGGCGGGTTCAAGACCCGTCGACCACCCCAATTTAATTTTCTCATCCATCACTATCTCCTCTACTGTACCTATGGGGTGTCGTATTCGATTGCTTCGTGAACCAACTTGGCCAGAGTTTCGATGTCATCCATTTCCTGTAGTCGCCAAGGTGATCGAAGTCTGTTGTTGGTGGGTAGGCCAAAAATTCTCTCGACTGCTTGGATAATATCTCCCAGGCACGCGAGCTGATCATTGTGGCACTCAAAATACCCATCATTTTCCAGCCACTCCATACCGGCACCATTGCAGATATCAATCAGCCGTTCTCTCAATTTTCTTTTACTTATCATCTCTATCTACTCCTATGGTGTTGTGGGGCTAGGGGCATCATCTATGGCGGTTAGAAGTGCATCAGATGAAGTTCTGTGTATTGCATGGCATGTAGGTCTACACTCCCAAATACCTGAAACTCCAAGCTCATTTACCCTGCCTAAATAGATTCCGTCAGCAACTTCCATCGTTGATTTTTTACATTTCCTGCAACAGATTTCACTCAAATACATCTCTCTACTCCTCATAGCGCTAACAAAAGTTAAGGGAATTCCCTTCGCGCAAACGTGACCACAGTGATGGCGACTGCCACCCAAAATGACAACTCAAGATAGCTCATTATAAACCTCGATCGCATAGCTTAAGAAGTGGGTTTTGGCAACGGTGTGAACCTTGTTGGTGACCTCGTAAAACAGTTCACCATTGTAGGCAACCACCTGAAGCTTTTTATCGTTTTCAGCAGCCATCACCATTACCATGCGTGTTGCCGCCATCTGATCATAAATTAAATGACTCATCGTAAGTACCTCGCTTCTAACCATTGCAAACGTTTTCGCATTGCCTGGGCGTTCACATTGGCCCTAACCAGCCCTAGTTTCAACTCAGCGTTCTCAGCGGTCAGCACCGCCGTTGAAGTGCATTCTCTGCAGTACTCCAGTGCAATCTTGTGTTTGCACTGTGTCGGGTTGCGAGTTTGCAGTTCTTCAATCCGCTTGCGCAATCCGACAATGACCACCTGAAGTTGGATGATATTGGTCATTTTTTCTTCTCCATAACACCTAGATGAATTATCAGACCGTCATGGTACGAGATCTCAACAACACCCGTGATATTGAAGTCGTTGGTCGCGCCCTCTGTCATCACCCTGGCACTGAGCGCGCCAAAAGCGCTGGCGAAGAATTCCTCGATCTCGGCTTGTTTCTCTAGGTTGGTTTTACTCACACGATTTCCCGCATTCTTTACACCACGATGTGTCCGATGCCTCATCAAGTTCAAACCTAGGGATCGGACACACGCAGAAATTCGGTTTTGGTGGCTCCACCGCCTCAGCCTCAGCCTGCATCGGACCCTGTGCCAGTTTGAGGCACGTCATTTTCCAATCGACGGCAACACCTTGACTCTCTGCTTGCAGCGCCGTGTTAATATAATTGGTTACGTTCACGTTTCGTTCTCCTCGGGGAATAGCTCCCCGTATGTGTTGGGGCAGCGTTCTTTCATCTGAGACAATTTATCGACTGCGTCATCGTATAGTTGCTCAGCAACGGAGAACATGTCCGCCTTGGGGTTTACGATCAACAGTGATTGGATGTCGTCAAATAATTTACTCATGGTACGCTCCATAGGGTCTTTTGTTATCGGGGTGTTGAGCCCACTTGTACGACAGTGTGTTGGGTGCTGGTTGCAACCCTTCGACCACAGGTTCAGGGGCTCTCTCGCTGGTGGCGAACACAATCAATATGATCAACAACCCTAGTGCTAGATTTTGCTTCATTTTAAAAACTCCATAATTTCAGCGTACTCAGGGTGCATTTCGTATTGACCCACTCGCACAAAAGCTGTGATTGTTATTTGTTTCAGCACATCGGCTCGACTGGCGTATACGAACTTGCCGCGATCCTCCTCAGCCACGAACTCACTGTTGAGCCAGTGGCGGTACTGCGCCCTGTTCCTGGTGACGACGACAATCACGCAGCTTCCAGCAACCGGATAAGCTCTTCAGCAATCAGGTCTAGCTCCGCCGCCAAGTCTGCCGCCAAGTCTGCCAAGTCTGCCAAGTGTGCCGAGCGTGCCGAGCGTGCTGCCGAGCGTGCCGCCAAGTGTGCCGACTCTGCCAAGTCTGCCAAGTCTGCCGAGCCTGCCGCCGAGTCTGCTGCCGAGCGTGCCGCCAAGTGTGCCGAGCGTGCCGCCAAGTGTGCCGCCAAGTCTGCCGCCAAGTCTGCCAAGTCTGCCAAGTCTGCCGCCGAGTCTGCCGCCGAGTCTGCCACCGAGCGTGCCGCCAAGCGTGCCGAGTCTGCCGCCGAGCGTGCCAATACCCCAGACAACGAATCATCGTGGAGTTGTATGCACTGATCGATGGCTGCGATGACCACGGTTCTCACCGACTCATCTAGGTTGGCCAACGACGCAACCCGCACGCGGTTAAGGCCGAGAATAAACAGGTTAATCTGGTTGGGAACCTTGGACAAATCGACCCCCGGCTTGATGGCTTCAAGAAACCGTAGCGACAGAGTGGGCCACACTTCAGCGCTAGTTCCTTCATGCAGGGAATCCAAGAGATACGCTATTGATGCGGGTACGCCAAGCTCACTCTCGAAATGGGCATGGGTGTAATTGTTTAAAGTGCAGCCAACAGCGCAGCCCTTGCCGTTCTCAAACCCAGTACCGCGTATCAACTCATCCGCGTCCATATGGGCCTGCATTCTGTTAATGTAGAAGTCTTTAACTTCTTGCTTGCCGTGATATGCGATCATTGCGTCTCTCCCGTGAGTGAGCATGGATCTTAATCTATCGTGACGGGGGTGTCAACATCTTCGTCCAACATTTCCAATGCTCTTTCTGCGCAGGACAGCACCTCTTCCCACATCTCACGTTCATTGTGACCTTTGTCGCCACCTCGTAGGAGTTTCTTTGTCGCATGCTCCCTAGGACCACCACCGAGGTTGTACAATTTACAGATACGATACGGGTCCATCTTCACGCCTTTGTAGCTGTAGCGGTAGTGTTTTCCTTTGTCTCCCATCAGAACGGAGCCTCGTCTGGTGTTGAATGGTTTCGGTTCGGGTTGTGTTTCGATATGGGCCTCAGCGATTGCTCTAGGATATAGTCCTCGCGTTGCTTACAACCAATCGTGTCGACGCGGTGAGGGTGTGGTAGACAGTCGAGCTTGCAAGTGGGACGACGCTTCTCATCGTTGCCAGCCAGCCTATCTTTGTCAACAATCATCATCCCACCGCAATCAGGCATGTGGCACACGGGGCGACCTTTGTATTCCTCGGGTCGCTTGCGAAGGTTACGTCGGGCCTGACAGGCTCGTTTATTACATCTACAGGGAATTCTCACACCCAGCTCCTCGTCAATAATGTAGGGGGTAGCGTCAATGGTACACGCTTAGGTTGTTCGGTGGCTTGAAACCACTGCACGGGTTTACCTTCGCCGTTAGGGTAGGTTGCGTTGGGATCACTGACCGCCACGGCCTGTCCGTTGAGAACAAGTCGTTGCAACATTTTACGCAGGGTATTGCGTCTCATCATCGGGAATTTTTCATACGCCTGTTTGTTCGTACGAGGTGCCCCGATGATGAACTCTATCATCTCAATGTCTTTCATAACGCCATGCTCATCTGGTGTGGTTCGAATTGCCCGAACATGTCGGGTGGTAGATTCTTAACGGGGCACAGATGATCAGGACAATCCGGCCACCAGTTGTTCGACTTCTGTTGGTTTTCCAGCACGGTCGACCGTTGTAGGTTCCACGGTACGTTGAGTCCGCACACCAGCGTATTTTTCAACGGCACGATATGGTCCACTTCATGGATGCCACCCGTCGCACTCTCGTAGATGGTCCGCATACGGTCCCACATCTCCATCGTCATCCACGGGGGTGTCGCCCAATGGATCTGCCGCCAGTACTGATAGCTGCGCTTGTGGCTCATTGTGGACGCGATGGTGGGCGCATTCTCAACACGTAGCCACCCCGTCATTAAGTTTGGCCGCTCACCTTCCTTGCGCCCGGTGTTCCAACCACAGGGGTATCGGAAGCGTGTCATTTCTTCAGCTCCCTTTCTAAGTCCCAACCTGCTTTTTTGCGTAGGGTTTCCAGTTTGGATATGGCGGCGGGAGCATCCTCAACGTCTCTTTTCTTTTTTCTAATGTCATCCTCCAATACCGAAATACTTTTCATTATGTAGACAGGACAGTGTCTGTTGTGCTTGCTGTATTTGGCCCGGTCTTCACTGGGTTTGCATGTACAATCACTCATCAATCAATCCTCTTCAACGTTACGCCGGACACGCTGGTGCTGCACTTCACCGGCAATGGCCACAGGTTAGAGGGAATCTGAACCATCACCGCTTTGTCATTGTGATCCTTCAAATAAAGTTGCGCCCAACCCTTGGGTATCTGATTGTTCGGTGAGCTTTTAACGCAACGGTGTACCAGGGCAATGCGGTTGTTGAGTAGAATGTTCATTGCAGTTACTCCCATTGGTGAAGGCACGATCCTATAGAACACTGACGCACCTGTCAACCTTCAAAGTTACCTTCTATAACCTGACCGTATCCTTGGGCGTTGATGTAGTGGTCGCGGACGGTTGCAGGGTTGTCGAGTTGGTGTACGGGGTGGCCTTTGGTGGCAAAGATATAAGGTCGTTTGTTGTCCTCCCATTCCAGCTTGCGGTTGAGACGACCACCATCTGTCAGCCCTGCAATTTTAACGTAACCCACGTTGCGTAGTATGGTTTTCATCATCGACGCTGGGCACTGTTTCTCGAGCCCCTCCGTCTTGAGCATTTCCTTCAACTTGTGCGATGAGATATACCCACCTCGGAACCCATGGCTCTGATCCGCTACTGCAGTGTTTATCGCAGCTTCGACATTGCCCATGTTTTCTTGAACCGCTTCGGCTCTACTGCTGGTCATTGGTGCGCGACGACTGCCTACTGCGGGGTTCATCTCGTCAGGTATCACGGCATGCTTCATTTCATACGCGCAAATTTCAAGACCGCCTTCTTCGTACAACCACTTCGTCAATTTGTTGAAGTATTCAGTGGTCAGCCCAGCAGCGATCAGATCCTCATGATCTTGGGGTGTGGTCCAGAAGATGCCCCATCGACGATCTTCGTTCTGAATGGGCACACCTGTATGCCAGTTGGTCGATGCGAGGAAGTTGGCACACTGGCGCTTAGTCGTTTGATCGACACCCTTCGCGGTAACCTGGACGTAGGGTTCGGTGATGTAGGCTTTCATTTTCTCCATGACTTCCCACTTGTTACCGACTTTGATCTCGTCAATGTGGATGAGAATATTGCTGGCAATGTATGAGTTGAAATTATTGTCGATGTCACTCGGGTCCAGCTTATGAACATTCTTCATCGTGTGACCTCCAACAGCGTACGCCAAAATGTTAGCGATGATTCCCTTTCCACAACCTTGAGGTCCCTGCATCAACGGCATCCACAATGCTTTAACGCCTGGGTTCTGAACGACAAAACACAAGTACCCGTATAATTTCCGCCAGTCGTCCTCCACATTCCAAAGTCTGCTGAAGACGTCATACATGGGGGCGGCATTGCCTTGGCGCATAACCACCTTGGGTAGCATGCAGACATTGACCATCGTCTCGCCACCCTCGTTGAAGACCTCACCATAGGGCTTGTCAGGTCGAAAGCAGGATGTGTGTACTTGAGGTGGTCTGAAATTTTTGTTGTTCATAAAACCCTCCCAGGCGTTGGTGGTTGACTTGCTGTTGTCCTCGTTGAGTGAGAATTCCCCACCCCCGTAGACTGATTTGAACACGTCAGGTTTCACGACACCCCATTGCGGCGTCAGCACCCTGTGTTCCCCAGCGATGTAGATGCAGCCCACGAACCGCTTGTGGATTGACCCCGCCAAGAATGCCCCTGTACTGGTGCCATCTTCGTGGACCACCGCTGGCTCGAGCACCTTGGTGGCTTTGTCTTGCCACACTTGGGTGCAGGCGTTCACCGCGTTGGTGATGGTGAATTTCGACAGATACTCCTTATGACCCGTCCACTTCTCTCTGACGAGCCCTGAGCGCCACATGAGCCGCTCTATGCGTTCGTGGTTCTTACCGGTCGCCCATGCCAATCGTGCCGCCAGCGACTGGTCAGCGTTGCTCTCGTCGAAGTCTCGACTCTCATCTGGCCACTTGCGACCCAGCGCCTCTACGTTGCGAGTCCACAGATCATCGAAGCAGATGTCCTGAATGGGTTGACCACCAAATACAGCAGCCGCCTCGGGCTTAGGTTTGATGGACCGCAGCTTCTCGATCAGCTTGTCGTCGTCCTCAATACCATTCCACTCGTCGACTGGTGTGTTGCGCCATTCCACCAGCGTCACATCAGTCGGGGCGAACCATGCATTAATCAACGGGGATGGGTCTATCACAGTGGCGGCATCGCCTACCGCATTGGGCATGTCACCCAGTGCGATGTAGCGATCCGAGCTGTAGAATTCTGCATTGATGCTGGCGTTTTTCTTACGGTGTTCGGGCATCTCCCCATGCCATGAGAAAAACGCGTGAAACCCGGTGCCGCTGACAGACGTCTCAACCAATGCGCCTGGGAGATAGGACAGCAATTGCCCAACAATCGGGGACCACGTCCCATCTGGTAGCAAACAACTGTCACCATCGAGACCAAGGAAGGGGTCATTTTTGGTGAGCACAAACCCCATCCCCAGCTGGGCCGGGAACGCCGCGCACATTGCCACCGCGTCAAGGTATGTCATCCAATTGACGGGGTCCAAGTGGTTGCCGCCAGGAACGCCGTCAGGAGTACAGGGCACCTTGCGTGGTTTCTTCGTGGGGTCGACGTTGGAGATCGACGTCCATACCACCCACTGGGGATACCGGGTCATCTCGTCATAGGTTGACACGGGCTACACCAGTGAGTTTGCGATGCGTACCTTCAGGTCCTTGGGCAACCGGCGCACCATGGGGTGGCGCATCGCCAGACCTTGTCCGAGTATTCTCAGATTGATGTGTTCACGAGCATATCGAATGACCTCGAGCTGCAGTTCTTCCATGGTGCTAAAATATTTATTGACTAATCCCGTTGCACACTGGGCCTTCTTGGCCACGTCGTCGCGCTTAACGTTCATGTAACCCTTTGTCTCTGCTAGCTTTACGGCAGCCGTGAGTATTTGAACAGCGCGATCTGGATTGGGGTGGCTCATTGAAAATCTCCTTGATGGGTTGTCGATACTAATGACTATGGTGTCACGGTGTCAAGTGGTGAACTTAAAATCACCACCGCGAGCGATCACTAACTCTCCAAATTTACGTTGTGCAATCTCTCTTGGTGTACCGGTGTATTTCCATCCTGGCTTCTTCACCTCGCGCGCTGTGAATTGGCCTATCTTGTATCCGACCATCTGCGGGGTCACTAGTACTTGTGTTATCCCAACTAGATCTGACGACTTTGTTTTCTCATTCATTGCCTTGGATTCGTTGGCCAAACCGTAGCGAATAAAATTACCACTGGTATCCTCACAAGCCCCAACATTATTTCTCCACAGTAGGTCGCCAGCGTATGCAGCATCCAACCTCACTCGTTGTGACGCACCTGCCTCACTCGTTGCCCCCACTGACACGGGAGCTTCGAACAGTCCCATCTCTTTCCTGAGGTCGTCCACCGCTGCTTGGGATATCCCCCACTTGATTGCCCATGTGTAATAGTTCATTCCACTTCTCCTAGGTACTCATTGATAATGGTCGCTAGCTTCGCAGCCTCCGGTTTCCCTAGAGCCTGCGCACTCAACACGTCGATTCCGAACAGGTGATAGAACATTCGATAGCTCTCACTGTCGGGCTTTCCTTTGGTCTGTTGAAGGTGGGCGAACCATGCAATTGATTCGCGTAACGCACCTTGCATTTCCTGCCTAGCTTTACCCACCTTCAACTGCGAGTTAACAACAATACCCGCCATGCCTGCATGCTTCATTCGCTCAGCGCGCGCATAAATGTCCTCATCAATTTTAGCCACTTCCCCACGCATTTCCGCTAGTGCTGTGGGGTCCAACTCATGCAGGTCACCATCGACATGTTCCGGTGCGCTGCGATCCGCAGGAACATGGTAGTGTCCACACCAGGGGCAGAGCTTGTTTGTCATTGGGTAAGGTTGGGTGCATTCAACACAGTATCGAAGGGGTATTTCATCGTCGCGGTTCTTATTTTTAGGTGACCCCATCCTGTCGTCCAGTGTCCACTGGCGGTCTTTGTCAGGCAGTCCGTGCAACTGAACGTTACCCGCGTGATCGATGATAATGGCGTGGGTCTTACCTTCCATGGGCCGAAGGGCACGACCGAACTGTTGACAATACAGACTATAACTCATGGTACGTCGTGCCATGCTCACCACTTCAATGGCAGGTAGGTCAAACCCCTCACCGAACAGATCCACATTGACAAGTTGTAATAATTTACCGTCACGAAATTGCTGGATGATTTCAGAGCGCATTCTGTCAGGGGTCTTGGCGCTGACGACTTCAGCAGGCACCCCCGCTGCGTTGAACTGTCTGGCGATGTCCGACGCTGTCTGCACATCCGTGGCAAAAGTAACGCCGCGTTTCCCAGGAGCGATGCGTAGGTAGTGTTGCACGACGTCACCGATGAGATGGGACTCACGGACTGCTGTTTTTAATTTCTTCTGATTATAATCACCTGTCGCGGTGATGTTGACCTCTTGGTAGTTGACATCACTGGGGGGAGCGAACACTCGATATTCCGTGAGGTATCCCGTCTCGATCAGTTCTCTCATTGACACCGACTCGACCATATAATCGATGATACCGCTGGCGTGACGACCTAAGCCCTTGCCGTCTGCCCTGCAGGGGGTGGCCGTGACGCTGAGCCCTAGCGCGTTGGGCATCATGGCGCAGGCTTTGCCCCACTTGTTATCCCGTATGACGTGATGGCCTTCATCCGTGACCCACAGTGAGACGGAGTGGAGCCATTGTTTGTAGGCTTTTCCTCGACTCATCAGTGTGTCGACGCCAATAACGGCAACGGGTGCGTTGGGGTACACCCTATTGCTTCCGAACTCTTTTAGGTGCTGACCGACAATGAACTTTTGAAGGGGTGAAGGGGCAATGATCCTGTGGTCAACCCCCTGCCGACCGATGGCCATACTGAGCTGGCTGACTAACTCTTGGCGGTGAGCGATGACCGCCACTGTCCCATTGTGCTCGTCGACAATCTCGCCAACCGTGTGGGACTTACCTCCACCTGTTGGCATCACCCCCATAACATTAGTATGACCAGCACCCCACGCGTTGTAGATATCTTGCTTCCATGTTTGTTGATAACCACGATCACTCATTTAATTTATTCTCGGTGCTTGACAAGTGGGTCACTGTATACGATGATCAATCCGTAAGTCAACAAACCAAACCTTCAGAAGGACAAGAAAATGCAACTGACACTTGATAATTATGAATCGCTGGGAACACTTCGGGCTGCTGCTAAGTTCATCAGTGAGATAGCTGACCACCGTGAGGCCAACCCTTGCGACGACAACCCATTCGGCGATGTTTTGACCGACGCCATTGCAATAGGTGCTGATGTGGCAACCCCCAACGAGCCGACCGTCGCGTTACTGACCGAGGTTGCCAAGCTCGACCCCACCACTGTGATTCCTGAGTCAATCAATCTCAACAGCCCCGATGTAGATAGCGCTGGATACCCACATGATGAGCGTATTCACAGTGGTGGCAAGACTGCCAATAAGGACGGCACTTGGAAGAAGCGCAAAGGCGTTGAGGCAGCACTCGTTGAACAGGTGCAAGCCGAATTGATGTCAACGCCTGTCGTCGCCGACGCGGCAGACGTAACAGCCGCTGCGGTGTTTGGCAACAACCAGCAGACAGTACCTGTTGTCGTTACTGAACAACCCGTTCAGACTTCCGCAACCCCAACATGGCCCGACGTATTGCAGCAGATTGCTACAAAGCGTAACGCGGGTGCGCTTGACGAGAACATCTTGAACAACTTCATGTCGGCGAATCAGGTCAGCGCATTCCCATTGCTGGCCACCCGTACTGACCTGTTCCCTGCGCTGCTCCAGGCTATCTCGTAATGGAATTGGCACACGCACCGCTGGCACCATCGTCCGCACCTCATTGGGTATTCTGCTCAGGGAGTGTGATGGTGTCAGCGGGGGTTGTACTCGACGAGACGGATGATCAGCGTGAGGGTACAGCGACACACTGGGTTGGTGAACGCATATTAGCCAGCTATAAACCAGACATGCCCATCATTATAAGCGCTGACATCATCGGCACACAGGCTCCCAACGGAGTACTCGTGGTCGAGGAAATGTGGGACGCGGCTCAGGTGTACGCCAATGAAATTCTGATGGACTGCATGGTCGATGGACTGTTGGACGAATTGCATGTTGAGGAGCGCGTGATCTGCACTGCGATCCATGAACATTGCTGGGGGACCCCAGACTGCTGGTCGTTCGACATGGCCAAGCGGGTTCTGCACTTGTGGGATTTCAAATATGGTCACAGTTCGGTTGACGCCTTTGAGAATTGGCAGATGATTTGCTACATCCTTGGGATACTAGATATCATCACAGGTGGTAAGCCATTGCAGGACCACGGCATAAAGGTCGTCGTGAAAATTGTGCAGCCACGGTGCTACGACGGTCAAGGTCCGATTCGTACATGGGAGTTCGATGCTATTGACATTCGAGCGTACGTCAATACTCTCAGCGCTGCGGCCCATAAGGCAATGGCAATCGGGGCGCAGTGTGTGACCGGTCCTCATTGTAAAAATTGCACGGGTTCGATGCACTGCCCGGCGATACGTGATGCCACCGCCAACATCATCGACCATGCGCGTGACGCAGTGCCCTCACCCATGAGCGACGTAGGTCTGGCTTACGAGCTGGGTAAGTTGGAGAGTGCTGAAATCCTGATCAAGGAACGCAAGGATGCTCTGAAGATAGACGCGGAGCATCGCATTAGAGCAGGCACGTTGATGCCCGGACTGGCTTTAGAACAGCAGTACGGCAACAAGAAATGGAACATGGAACCGAGCATGGTGATCAGCACAGGTGAACTGCTGGGGGTTGATTTAGCGAAGCCCGTTGACGTTCTTACGCCGACACAAGCCGTGACCATGTTGAAGAAGAATAACGTGGACCCATCAGTAATTGACGGTCTCTACAGTTCACCCCAATCGTACATGAAATTAGTTGTGGACGATGGATCAAAAGCAAAACGCATTTTTAACGGAGCAATATAATGACTGATTTACTCATGCCACCCGGTCGACTCGTCGCCGGTAGTGTACACAATGCCAACACGACTGACTGGCAGGGTAACCCTCTGACCACGAAGACGGGACCCAATGCTGGCCAACCTCGCATCGAATACTTCTTCGCTGTGGCCATTGCCAAGGGTCAGGAGCAGCACTGGGCCAATACTGAATGGGGTCAAGTGATCTGGGGTGTTGGTGGTACTGGATTCCCCAACGGCGAAACGCAGCGCCCAGACTTCGCGTGGAAGATCACCGATGGTGATTCACAGGTTCCAAACAAAAACGGAACGCTGCCTTGCAGCAAGCCTGGGTATCCTGGTCACTGGGTGTTGGGCTTCAGCTCAGCCTTCCCTCCCAAGCTGTACAGCGCAGACGGACAGTCACAAATCACTGACCCCAATGCGATAGTACTCGGGTATTATATTCAAGTGTTTGGTAGTGTTGCCCCCAACGGCAATCCCGGCAACCCTGGTGTTTACTTGAACCACTCTCTAGTGGCTTTGGCAGGATACGGTGAGGTGATATCAACAGGGCCTGACGCAGCCGCTGTAGGCTTTGGTGGATCACCTGCCCCCGTTGGCATGACTCAGCAGCCGCCCGCAGGAACGTTCAACCCAGCGCCCCCAATGCAGCAACAGCCAATGCAGCAACAGCCAATGCAGCAACAGCCAATGCAGCAACAGCCAATGCAGCAACAGCCAATGCAGCAACAGCC